GAGCTTCAGCGATGGCAGTTCGCGGCGGGCCTTGCTGGCGTCGACGCGGGCACATTGAGCACGAGCATTCGCAAGCTCCAGCAGAACGCGAGTGGCGCAGCGGGAGGCAGCAAGGAACTGACCGCAGGCTTTGAAAGTATTGGCGTGAGCGTGCGCGATGCGAGCGGTCAGTTGAAGACTGGAGATCAACTGCTGAACGAGACTTCGATCGGGCTGTCGCAGATGACGAACGATACGGAGCGCGTTGCGCTTGCGACGAAGCTGTTCGGTCGCGCGGGCGCGAAGCTGATCCCTCTGTTCAAGGAAGGCGCTCACGGGATCGCAGAGATGAAAGCCGAAGCCGATGAGCTTGGTGGAGTGCTTGGCGATGATCTGATCAAGGCAAGCGACGAAGCAGGCGACAACATCGATCGCATGGCGTTCGCATCGCGCGGGCTCAAGGTTCAGATCGCGAATCTGTTGATGCCTGCAATCGTTCGCATGACGGGCGCGATGGTCAAGGGCGCGAAGTGGTTCAATGAGTTTACGCAGAAGACGAACGTCTTGAAGATCGTGCTCGCAGCGGTCGGCGCTGTGGCGATCAAGACTGCGTTCGCGCTGATCACTCCATTCATCCCGGCGTTGCTGTTGATGGGCGCGTACATCCTGATCGTTGACGAACTGTGGACCACGTTCACAGGCGGCGACTCGATCATCAGTCGCACGATTGATCTCTTGTTCGGGGTCGGCGCGACGAAGGCGGCGATCGAAGCGGTCACCGAAGCCGCGAGCGGGATCGCGTTCGTGTATCGCGAGCAGGTCATCCCTGCGCTTGAGGACGCGGGCAAGCTGTCGCAGGAAGTTTCGTCGCAGTGGATCAGCGATTGGTCGGAGGTCGCTTCGTTCATCAGTGACAGCGTGGGCGGCGCGATCGACGCGATCGGTGAATCGTTCGCGGGCTTCGCTGATGACTGGATCGCGGGCTTTGATCTGATCAAGCAATCGCTTCCGAAGAAGCTCGCTGACCTGCTCGGTATAGATCAGTCACCGACGAAGGCGCGCGACACGGGAGCGCGTGACAGACTCGCGCGGAGAGAAGCTGCGAAGGCTTCCGTCGCTGCGCAACAAGGCGGCGCAGACGCGAACCGCGTGACGCTTCAGCGTGGCACGGGCGCGAAGTTCGCAGTCAATCGCGCGGGCGCAAGCGCGACGCTTGAGGGCGCGCGCGCGAGGGAGAACTTCGACCGTACAGTCGGCGGGATGCATCGCGGCACTGGTCGCGTGATTGACCCGGCGCAGACGCGCGCCGCTTTCGAGTCCGCGCTTCAGCAAACGAACAACATGAACATCAACGTGCATGTGCCCGCTGGCACAACGACGGCTGACGCAACGACCATGATGCAGGTCGCGATTGATCGCGCGCTGAAGAATCAACACAGGCGCGCGCACCATGCGCTCAAGCACGGAGCCGCGCGCTGATGGCGATCGTCGACATACTCGCGGGAGCGATCGGCAAAGCCGCTGTCAAGGGGACGCGCATCGGCATCGTGTCGATCGACGCGGCGATCACGGAGACGCACACTTCGGCGGGCACGCTGACGGAGCATCCGATCGAAAGCGGCGCGAGCATCACTGACCATTTCAACGTGAACCCGCGAAGGCTTGACCTTGATGGCGTGATCACGAATCACCCGGTGAGACTTCCGGCTTCTCAGGTCGACGGCATCGCTTACGAAGACAAGGCTTTCAAGTGGGCGACCAGCGGACCGGGCGGTCCCGTTGGCTCTGCGCTCCCAAGCGCGGGCGCACTTGGCGCGCTGACGAAGGGCGTCACTGGCCTGCTCGGTCTGAACGAGAAGTCTGCGCATGCGCGCGGATACGACACCGCGTTTGATCGCGTGAGCGATGGCTATGCCGCGCTTGATTCCATGCTCGTCAATGCAGAACTGATCGTGATCGTCACGACGTTGCGCGTGTATGAGAACATGGTGATCGAGTCGTTCGTGGTCACACGAGACGCAACGACGGGGCAAGCGTTGCGCTTCACGATGAGCGCTGTGCAGGCGCGCATCGTGACTACGCTCACGACTGACGCACTTCCGCTTCCGAAGAAGTTAAGCGGGCTACCGAAGATTCCGCTTGGAGGACAGCCGAAGAAGAAGATTGATGAGCCCACGAACACGCACAGCAAGAGCGCGCTCGCTCTCGCGAGCGATGCGCTTGGCGACGCGCTCGGGGAGATCTTCTGATGGCCATCGTCGAGATCCCCACGACCAACGAGTTCCCGCATTACACGCAGGAGACGACGCTTGACGGCAAGCGTTTCACGCTGACGCTTCACTTCAACGAGACTGATGGCTCATGGTCACTTGATGTCGAAGATGCGGACGGACCGATCTACATGGGTCGAAGACTCGTTGCTGAGTGGCCATTGATGTTTCGCTGTGCTGATCCGCGCAAACCCGCTGGCGAGATCATGTGTGTGATGACTTCGGGAGACGGCTCGCTCCCGGGCTTCCTTGATCTCGGCACTTCGGCAAAGCTCGTCTACCTCGACGCTGAGGAGATGGGACGATGACGCAACAGTTCCAACGCTCTGTTGAAGTGCAAGTCGACACGATCAAGTTCAGCGATCTTGACGTGGAGTTTGCCGTCGTGAAAACGCTCAAGCCCGAGCCGAACACTTGCACGCTGAAGATCTGGAATCTTAACCCGATGCATCGCAAGCAACTGGACTCTGCGAAACTTCCAGCGATTGAGATCAAGGCGGGATACAAGGGCGCTGTGTCGCTCGTGTTCCGTGGCGAAGTGCGCGAAGTATTCAGCGCGAAGGAAGGTGGCGACTGGGTCACGGAGATGAGCACTGCGGACAGCGAAGACACGATCAAGCGCGCGCGCATCAACAAGAGTTTCCCAAGCGGAACGCATCTGCCGAATGTTTTGCAGGCGCTCGCGAATGAACTGAAGGTCGACGCGAAGGCAGCGATCTTGAAGCTGCTCACGTCGAACAAGTTGGTCGAAGCGGCTGGCGTGTTCTTGAATGGCACCGTTGTCAGTGGCAGCGCATCGCGCGAGATGACGAACTTGCTCAAGAGCGCGGGTCAGGAGTGGAGCGTGCAAGACGGCGAGCTTCAGATTATCGACATCGGGGCCGCGCTGCTCGGCTTGCCTGTTGTGCTCGGAGCAACCACGGGGCTCGTTGGATCTCCGACCGTTGGTAACGACGACCTTGTGCGGTTCAAGGCGTTGCTCAACACAAGCATCGCGCCTGGTTCGCTTGTGACTTTCGTCAGTGACCTGTTGCCTGTCGGAAGTTTCTATCGCGTCGAGCGCGCGGAGTTCAATGGCCAGACGCGCGGGAGCGACTGGTACGTTGAAGGAGAGGCGAGCGCAATCTGATGCCAGTCACGCCCGAACTTTCTGAAGTGATCGCCAGCGCAATCGAGTCGCGCCTTGTCGACCTGCACACCGCGTTGCCCTGCGTCATTGATTCATATGATGACGCTGCGCAAACGGTCGCATGCACGCCTTTGCTATCGCGCGTTCTCGAAAACGCAGATGGCACACTGGCGACCGAGAAGCTCCCAAGTCTCGTGAACGTGCCTGTCGCGTTCCCTCGCTCGGCTGCGTTCGTGTTTCGCTTTCCGCTTGTCGCGGGAGACACCGGGCTTGTGGTGTTCAGCGAGGTTCCGACCGATCAATGGCTCGGACTGCCATTCCTCGGACGCGACAGCCAAGGCACCCCGGGAGACGTCAGGCGTCACACGCTGTCGGGCGGGCTGTTCCTTCCGGGCGCGTACAACGCAGCCCGCAGGATGCCGCCTGCGCTGTCGGCGGGCATGTATCTGGGCTCCGCGACTGGCGTGCAGGCGAAGTTCCCAGCGGCGGGTCCCGTGGAGTATGCGATCCATCCCTTGCCCACTGATGCCGTTGCATTATCGCTCGCTGTCACAGCGAACTTCGTGCGCCTGATCGCTGCCATCAGCGCGGGGTTCGGCGCGCTTGCCCCTCCTGCGGGCGGAGCGGGCGGAGCGGCTGCGTTCAATGCGGCGCTCGCGGTTCCTCCCGCTGTTCCGATTCCCGTGGGCTCAAGCGCACTTAAGGCGGGCTTCTGAATGGATATCTTGCTGAACAGCGAATGGGACATTGACTTGAGCGTGAGCAACAGCGCGCGCCTGGTGGATGGCACTGGCGCGATTGAACAGCACTGGCGCTCGCGCATGCAAACTTTTCAAGGCGAGTGGTTGCTTGATCAGCGTGTCGGCCTTCCGTACTACCAGACGATCTTGATCAAGAATCCAGACATGCCTTCGATCTCGTATCTATTCAGGCGCGCAACGCTTGAGACGCCCGGCATCGCCAGCGTGACCTACTGCAATCTCGCGCTTGATCGCGCGACGCGGAAGCTGACCGTCGTTGTTGAAGGCAAGTATGACGCAGCGGTCTTCGATGGCACATACCGTTACGTGTATGAAGAACTGATCTTGCCTCAAGCGGGCACGGGGGAGAACTGATGCCATACGGAGTCACACCGACAGGGTTCGTGATCAAACCTCTTGACGTGATCAAGAGCGAGATCGAAGCGGAGCAACTTGCGGCGATCAGTCCCGCGCTGAACGTCACGGCAAACAGCGTCTTCGGTCAGTTAAACGGGATCTTCGCGGACAAGTTGCGCGATGTGTGGGAACTGATCGAAGCCGCTTACAATGCGTTCGCGCCCGACTCCGCAACGGGCGCTGCTCTCGACAACGTGAGCGCGATCACTGGCGTTACGCGCCTGCCTGCAACGGCAAGCCGCTGCATCGCGGTCAACGTGACGCTCGCTGCAACAACAACGCTTCCCGCTGGCAGCGTGGCGAACGTGTCGGGAGATCCTAACACGCGATTCGCAAGCGTCGCGGCTGTGACGAACGGGCTCGGTGTTCCCGCAGTCGTGAGCGTGGACTTTCTGTGCGAGCAAACCGGACCAGTGCAGGCGCTCACAGGAACGCTGAACACGATCACGCAACCCGTCGCGGGATGGAGCGTTGTCAGCAACCCATCGGACGCGGTGCTCGGGCGCGATGTCGAAACGGACGCAGCACTTCGCGCGCGACGCGAGGCAGATCTCAGTGCTCCCGGAGGAGCGAACCTTGACGCGATCGTCACTGACGTTCGGCAGGTTGATGGCGTAACCGAAGTGGTTGGATTCCAGAACGTAACGGACTTTTTCGATCTTCAAGCACGCCCCCCGCATAGCGTCGACATCATCGTGGCAGGCGGCGCGGGCAACGGCATCGCGCAAGCAATATGGGACTCGCTCGCAGCGGGGATTCAATCGGTGTCGTTCACGGGGAACAGCGGCATCGCAACAGATCAAGATGGCGTGGCGTACACGATGCTCTTTTCTCGCCCCGTCAACGTGCGCGTGTATATCGACTACGTCGTGACCGACTTCACCGTTGACTACAACGCAGCGAACACGGTCGCGGAGCTTGTCGCCATGTTCCAAGATCTCGCGATCGGAGAAGACGTCGTTTACAATCGCGTGCTCTGCACGATCCTCGACTCTCCGGGCGTGGTCGACATCGCGAACCTGAAGATTGGATTGATCGCTGACCCGAGTCTGACAGGCGGAACTGTGAACCTGGTCATCGCGGTTCGCTCGCGCGCAACGCTCGACAGTGCAGACGTCAACGACCTGACCCCATGACAAACGCTTTCATACAAGACGGTCTGTCGCGCTTGCTGGAACAGTTCCATCGAAGCCCCGCGCTGCGTTCATGGCTCACGTCGTATCTGACGCAGGTCGATGCTCTGCGCGTTGCTTCGCTTCAGTTGATCAACGAGCGCGCGATCTATGATGCGGTCGGTCAGCAGTTGAATGTGATCGGGGACAT